ACTTACCCTGCTTCCATGCTTGAACAGCAAAGTAAAGTGCAAGCCACGACTTTCCAATTCCTGGATAAGCAAGGAATACTCCAAGTTGTCCTGGCATAATTCCAGAAGGTAGGTAGTTATCAAATCCTGGAAGACCTGTCTTAATTCCAGATAAACCTAGTGCCTGCTGCTTTTTAACATTTTCAAAGTAAGCAATAGCAGACTCAAGATCAGTAACATCAATATCACGAATTGCAGCAGTATTCTTTTTTAGTTCTGAAGTCTTTGTAATTAATTCATTAAGGGCACCATTCCCATTGTTATTTTGGATTTCAGATGCTGCGGATCTAATTATATCCTTTAGGCTATCTGTTAGGTACTCGCCCTGCAACTCTTCAAGATGATGCTTTGTTGCGCCCACACCTGACACTGGATCAAAGTCTCTAAACTTTTCAGTAACCAACTCTACTGGTGGTAGGACTGAATTGTTTTCAAAATATAGTCTAACGAAATTCCAGATATCTCCGTGTGTTCTAAGAAGGTTGTCGACATTGGCTTGGAGCAGAACATGGATTTGTTTATCTTTTAAGACAGCCGTAAGTAGTTTTGCCTCTGTGTTATTCACTTAACCACTCCTTTGCTAATCGTCTGCGCTCATTGCGCTCTGCTATATCTTTAATTTTATCTTTTTGTGCCTGTAATATTTTTTCTGCATTGTATGCAAAGTAATTCCAAGATGGATTCTCTGCAACCGAAAAGTAATACTCAAGTATATCGTAGCATCCTGGCAGTGTGTATGATTCTACAAGGGCATCAGAAGCCCACTGCTCTACATTTAGATTAAGAGATGGCTTTGATTCGTACCTTGCGGTATGATACTTACTGTATCTTGAAAGCAAAGCCATGCGGTCTTTGCGTTCTGCCATTATCCTTCAGCAGCCTCCGATTGGGCCTCTAAAATCTTTGCGGTTAGTTTGTCTTCAACAAACTTATAAACACGCTCAAAAGACTGATCGACTGTCTCTCCATTGCGTGAACTGTCAACAACGCCAAGATCAAGTCTTAGTGATTGAAAATTTCCTAGATTTAATGTGTATCCAAGAGTTACAGATACCTTTGTTGGTTCATTCGTTACTACATAATTGCTGTCTGACATTTTATACCCTTCGTTAAATAGACTCGTTCCAAATTGGAACAAATCGACCATCTTCTGTTTTCCTATAAGTAAGTATACCATCGCCCATTCTGCGTGTCAACTCTTGCTTGCTGGGCGTAATATCGTTTGTTATTAATTTGTCTTTTCTTGGTCTGCCAATATGGTATGAAGCAAGTATATCACGTATTGCTCTTACCTGCGATTCTGAATAATATGATCTTACTTGGAACCCTCTGGCTCCGCCTTTTTGAGATCCCGTTGGAAATGGGATAACTCCTCGCTTCATTAAGTCTGGAAGATATTTTTTATGACGATTAACTAAATCAGCAGTCTGTCCTACGGTGTATGCTCGTTCTCTTTTATTTTTAAAGTCACTAATTAAACAACTTTCGATTTGATCTTTAGTAATGTTATAAACAGACATTATCCCATTAGACTTATTTAAATGATGGATTCTAACAAGGTCTCCGTTAAGAAACCAAACCCTTTTGTTTCCTGGTATTACAGGTGACTCATTGTATTTTTCGCTCTCAATAGTTCCCTTTTTAGTAACCATTGTCCCTCCAAAGTGTGGCTAGGTGGATGAAAAAATACTCTCACTCCGCAACTCATACAGTATACTTCTAGATGGTTGATCTCAGTATATTGTCTATCTATAAACATTCTACCTTTGCATTTTTTGCAAGACATCATTAGTTAGGTATTCCAACTATGATTAAGTTGATACCAATAGTTGTATCTCCACCAGTATTAAATTTAACTATTCCTTCTACTCGTGAAGTTGAGATGCTACTGATTGTTACCGTGACATCCTTACCAGCATCTGTACCTCCGACATTTATAGGGGTTACTGTGACTACTGGTGCAAATTTAAAGTCTGTTCCAAATGGATAAGAAAATGGCTCAGAAGTTCCTGCAGTCTTTGTTGTGCCCTGCGTTACTTGAACATAGCCACCGATTATACGGGCTTCTGAAATCTTTGCGCTTTGCTTTCCAGAGTCCTTGGTATCTACTGTAACATATTTATTAATTGATGGAGTTACTTGAGCAGACAAATCATTAATAGTTTGAATAATCTGATACATAAGTGTAACATCTAGAGGTTGCCCTCTTTCGGGCGTAGGCAATTTTGACATACTCTAATTATACCAGAGACTTGACTGGAGATTCATAAACCTTAAGAGAGGTCTTTACTGTTGGGTTTATAGATGCCAACTGGACCAAAACCTTTACAGACGTAGTTCCAGTTTTTAAAAATGAATAACTTGTGCCAACTGCAACACCAACATTTAGATAGGCACCACCATCAAATGAAGCAAAAACATCATACATCTCTTGGGTAGAAGTTCTAGATCCTTTTGACCAGTTAACAAGCACTGTATTGCCAACAACATTTATATCTCCTGGGAGAACTTGGATTAATTCAGAATTTACTGAAAATATTTGAGACCATGCAGATTTTCTGTTTTTGTCTTCTGACACTAACCTAAATCTTGCAATTCTTCCATTCTCTGTTGTTATTTTCCCTAGTAATTCTTTCTTTACAACAATATTTTTTATTCCTGAGTCTGCCACTACAATACATCCAATCCAAATCTAAATTCAATATAGTTTGTTGTGTTTGCTGACTTAATAATTGTTTTTGCTTCTGGTGTTTTTATAACTGAGTATCCAGTCAACCCATATACAGAGTTGTTAGATGTAACATTTTCAAGTCTAAGTCCATCTAAACAAACATAAAAGTCTGAAGTTGGCACTCCGCTATTGTCTTTCATAACTGAGGCATATACTCTAACATTCTTTACTTCTGCCCAGGAAAATTCAGGACTCTTTTGTAACTGCTGAAGTTGTTTCTTTACAACAAAATATCTATTGGTTGCGAAGTTATTATTAGTATCATCTACAACTGCTTCAAAGATTGCCCACTTTCCAGTTTTAAAACTACCTGTAGATGAAAACTCAACTATAACTCTTGCAGATTTTGGGAGAGTGAGGGATGCACCAACTTTGTTGACAACAGAAAATGCAAGCCTTAACTCATCAGTTGGTGAGTTTTTGCTAAAGTCAACAGATGCATTTGATAATTGTATAAAATTTGATCCTGTTTCTGCTATCAAGTTACCACTTGAATTTATTGAAATGTTTGCATTGTTTCCAGATATTGCAAAAATATTATTTAAAAATCTACACCTTTCGTATCTGCTAACTCTGTTTGAGTTTGTAAATATTTTATTATCTGCATTTGTTTGAAATACTGGATAGACTTGATTGATTATATTTGTATCAACATCGTTAATCAAATAACCAGATGAAACGAATGTTCCTGTTAGGCTGGTAGTAGAAACAACTGTAAAAGAAGTTGGAGTTGGAACAGTGGCAATAACAACCTTTGACAAGTTAAATACAACTGGAGAGATTCCAGATATAGATATTTCTGTTCCCATAGAAAGTCCATGCTCTGCGTCTGTAGTATAGGTCAAGGTAGATCCTGAAGGGGTTCTTGCAGCAATTGTTGCGCCAATAATCTTAACAACACGATCATCTAGTGGTTCATAGATTGAGGGTATTGCTGTACCCTGAGAAGAATACTTCCAGGCCTCTAGTTCAGAAAAAGAATAAACAGTCTTACTGTCAAAAGAGCCAGCATCAGGATTAGATGCTGCAGAGAATATGCCTACCTCTGTGATTTCATATCTTTCTTGAGTTGGGAGTTCTGCTGTTAGCACAACTTTTGAAACTCCGCCCTCATCTACAAACCCACGAGAAATGATTGGCACACGAAACATTTCAAATTCGAGAGAGGACTTGTCTGAGTAGTCTGGCATTGTAACAGTGTTGTCAGCAACCAATGGCTTAGTCCCGCACCCAACCGCTATATGTGAAGCATATGATGGTGTCTGTCCCACAAGGTACTTTGCTAAAATATTTTTACCTATATTAGTTATCATTAATTTCCTCCAGTATATATTGTATCATTAAAGGTTGCTCCACTTGTCAATACCTGAACCTCTGCCTGCTCGCCATCTTTTAGATTAATTAGGTTAATTATTAGATCTCCAGTTATAGGGTCTATATATATTGATTTACAGTTTGGAGTTTTTATCCATTTAGTTAAATCTTTTTCAACATACCCTGGATCGCTTACTGGGGGTGGTGGCGGTGATATGGTGTATCCTGTGCCACATTTTGGCAAATGGTCTAAGATAGAAAGAGAAAGAGACTTAAAGTATGAGTCTGATGATTGAAGCCTTAGTATATTGTTTGGGTTGTACTGCAGATAAAGATCTGTTAAATTTTTGATTGGAGTGTACAATATTTTTTGACCATTAACAAGATCGTGTCTAGAAATTGTTGAAAGTTCTTGTCCGCCAATATCTTCAAATATTAGATCTGTCATTACTTCAATAGACATAGCCTCATCATCTTTTATAATTAGATCAGGTGTGGCAATCTTTATTGAATCATCATCTACTGTTATTTTTGGATCTGGAAGATTTGGAGTTGCTCCTGTTGTCATTACACTACCTCACTTAAAAATACTGTCATCGATGGCCCATCTGAACTTCTTGAATAATCTATATTATATATCACAAATCTACTTGAAGGAGATGCTGCCATGTTAATTTCATTTTCTTCATATTCTAAAGTTACAATATCACCCAATTGCAGCGTTGGTATTGCAAATATTTGAACACCTATAGATTTTCTTGGCTTTGTTATTTTTTCAACAAGCCATTTCATCAAACTAGTTGCCTCATCATAAGACTGAATGTATGGCGTAGTTAAAGAAAAATCTTTTTTACCGTAGGTCATTCTGCTTAGTTTTATGTCTTGATAGTCTTGCTTAAATTTATAAGGGTTTGAAATTAGTTTATCAGCAACAAATTCTGGATTTGATGCTAAACTATTTTTATTAAAATAATCATCTACAGTTAAACGATTATCTGACTGCTGTGTAAAAGTTACTCCCTGAACTCTCAAATAATTTCCAGTAGTTTCATCTAAACTTATTGCTGTATCTGTTGCGTTAAAAATCATAAACTCAGCACCATAGGATCCCGCCCTAAATCCTGAAACGACATACCCCTTAATTTTATTAAATGTTGGGGATATTTTTGCAGTTAATGCTGGATATGCCTTGTCATACTTAAAATTAAATGTCGCTGCTTCTCGCATTATGCTTCCAAACTCTTCAAAGAAGATGCTGTATTTTGGTGCTTCTGATGTTCCTATTCCAGAAAGGTATGTATTTTGAATTAAACCGCTTAGCGCATACTTTCTAAAGGATTCATTTGCATCAATATCGGAATCTCCAAATACTGAGTTGATGGGAGCGCCAAGAGAAAAGGTTGTATTCTGCGAATAGTTATTACATAAAGCGTAAACATTTTCAAACATAACCCTTGAAGAACCTCTTGAAAATAAAGCAATGCCAGAATAAATCGGTAGAGGATCTGCGTCATCAACTGTCTTTATCAGTCTGCCATTTAGATACAAATAAAATCTTCTTGTTTTTCCTATATCTTGGTACTCAACTGCAAGGTCATAGACTGTTGGATTTTCTTCTGCAACAATTCTTGCTTGACCTGTAAACTTTCCATCGTCTACAGTTATTTCTCCAAGACCTTCCCACAACTTTACTGGAATTGCTTTTCCATTATCAGACTTGATTTTATAAAAGAAAACATTGCTAACGCTTTCTCTTTCATCTTTAGAAAGGTTTCCTATTCCTAACGCTGCAATTTCAAAATAATATCCGACATTTGTTGTAGAGTTTAGCATAAACGCAAGACCCCCAGATCCACCAGATATATTTATATTTTTATCTGGTGTGCTTCCATTGACAACATAGTAGGTTGCAGAACCATTTGAAGTCTGTCCTCTGGATGAACTGTTTTCTATTTTACCAACAATTCTCATTCTTGTTCCAAAGTGTTTGTATTTACTATCTTCTAAAGATTTGTGAACATATGATATAAAGTTTCTTGGTTTTTCTTTGGTAGTAAAATTTGGACCAGTAAGTGAAAGGGCTGATGACTGTAGAGTTCCCTTTTGAACAGTTGTTGCTGTGCTTATCTCTCCAAGGAAAGATGTTGACATAAAGTTTTTAATAATACCACTTCTAGACGAAGTTCTTGAAAGAGCGTCAGAGGACACTCCAGCATCAGTTAACTTACCAGATGTAGCGACAGTAGTGGTTGGTAGCGTCAAGTCTTTTTGAAATAAATACTCAGATAACATATAACAACCTTTAACATTGTCATCTAGTTTCCAGTAATCTGCTATGCCAGAACTATGAGCAACAATAGTGGTACCAAATTGACCACGACCATGCTTTTTAACATCTCCATTTTGTAATTTAACAACTCCGTCTTTTTCAAAATACTTTGGCTCAGAGTATATTCTTACAAGACCAGTAGGATATATCTTTCCATTAAAAGGAAGTTTTGAAAAATAGTTTTGATAATCTTCTGTAGAGGTTATCCACACATTTCCTACTCCAGCAACATTATACTGCACAGCATCATACTTTATGATCTCGCCTTGTGAATAAAAATATCCGTTATATCTTGTAATCCAATATGCTGCCTCTCCTAAACTAAAGGTGTTATTTATTACAACATTATTTTTAACTACTGGAACTTCTGCTGTTAGATCTGAGTTAAGTGGTATTGCACTAAGTACATAAGCAGACTGTGTTCCAACCTCATTGTTAATAGATTTTGTATTTTGAGTTCCAGAAACCTCCCAAAGGAGTGCTGGCTTATATGTATAATATCTTTCATCATCAACAAGGCTTGCCTGTCTTAGTGAGCCTATAGACCTTTGTATGTATCTTGTGCTGTAGTTAATAGATCCATCATTATATACCGAATTTTCCTGGGTTGAAACAGAAATTACGTTTGCTAACTTTGGCTTATTTGTTTTATTTCTTATCTCTCCATCTTGTATAAAATCTTTAGTCCCCTTTAAAGCAAAGGTTGTTGGTCTTTCTGTTGCAGTAGGCATTATATAGTTTTTGCTCATCATTACAAAATTGTTATACTCGTCAAAGAACATTGCTGTCTGTGTTGATACTGCCAAGTCTTGAAGTACTTGGGCAACACTGGTATCTGGTGCAACAAAAAAATATGGAATAATTATTTCTTTTTCATTTGCAACTCTTTTAAATGTATAATTTGAAAACCCAATGTTATCTAAAAGCAATGACACTGCTGAACTAACAGAAACTTCTGTCATTAAAATCTCTGGAGCAGCCATTGATTCAAGGTACCAGTAAAGGTCTCTCAAACCTATAGATACACGCTTTGTCATCAAGTCTTGCTTTGGAAAAGCATCAGAATATAATGTTTTAATTGGAACATAGTAGTCCCACCCGTCGACATCGACAATTACTTCATAAAACTTAAACTGTATATGTCTTGCAATATATTTAGAAATAACGCTGTTGTTATTGTTAGGGTTAAAAGCCTGGTCATGATCAAAAATAGTTATATTTCCATTAGACGCTATTAGTTGTCCAACTGGCAAACCAGAAACTCCTAAGTCTGATGCGCTTTTATTTATAGAATAGTCTATAGTTTTATCAGAAATATTCATAGCAAGTCTTGGAGAAATTTCAATAAGGTCAAAGGTTGAATCTTTTTTGTTCATTGCGTCCACAACAATTCTAATTCCATTAATATATTCAAACTCTCTGTACTGTATTTTTTTATCTAAAGTTTTTAAAAAAGCATCTGGAGAAGTAGCATCAGTAACAAAATTTGTTAGCCTGTCAACTGTTTCATCTTGTATGTACCAACCATACTTTGGTGTTAAAACTGTATAGGAATCACCATTCCAAATATGAAAAGTTCCCAAATCATTATCATTTGGCTTAATTAGATATGCATATCCAACAACAGATTTCTCTGGGCGCAAGTCTATGCTTGAATATGTTTCTGCAAAGACAAAAGTAGATCTCCACTCATCGGGGATTATTAGCCCATAGGCAATTTCTACGTATCCATCACTCTTAATTATTGGTGAACCATCTCTTCTTCTTAGCGCTGGATCAAATGATATTACAGTTTCCCAATTTCCTTCTCTAAGAAATTGTATTTTCCACTTACTGGGGGTTTGCTGATTTAGTTCTCCAAAAAATGCATCTGCTATTGATCCAGTGGGTGATGAAAACGGTCCTAAATTTTCTGTGCCTACGTGAGTTTGCATTTTAACTACAACCCTATTGGTTGGAACTTTTTCTTTATATACAACAAAAGGAGCAGCATCTTCTATTGAGTATTGGGATCCACGCACAATGGACGCAATACCATATTCAGAAAGATTTTCTGCTATTCCGTTTTTTTCTTTTCCGTCTTTGTCAATAAAGGTTTTATCAAATCCATAAGAAACGGAAGCATCGCTATATGTATACTTATACCTTCCTTCAGTTCTATAAGATGTCCAGTATTTAAATTTATCATTTTTGTCTGGCATATAGTATCTAGGTCTGTCAGCCATAAACAAGTTTGGGTGATGAAATTTTCTGTTTTCAAAGAATACCGCCTTATTAATTCCAGACCTTGGTCTGAACTGACTAAAGCAGTCTTCTAAAGAATAAAGAGTCTGCAATTTTTCTTTTTTGTTTAAAAAAGTTGTGGGTTCATTGTTATTGGAAAACATTCCATCTACTATAACATCTGCATCTGTTGCACCAGTATAAAAATTACCAGCATCATTAATGTCAAAGTTTGTTGGCAGAGAAGCATAAACAGACCCTGTCTGTGTAGGACGATACCTGTAGTTTCCAATATGCTTAATATTGGTAGGAATAT